CTATGCCAGCAGAACCCTCGTGATGTCCTGCCCCGTCTCGACGTCCAAGACAATGAATGCGAGCCCGCGCTCCCTCCACTCCTGGAGATCGACCAAGGTCACATAGCGCGCAGCTTCCGTGTCATAGAGGCGGCTGCGCGCATATCGTTTGACGAGCTTTGGCATGCCAAAATTATAATCAGGACGTTGCCGGATTCAACTTAGGACATTGGGGCCGGACGGCCTGATCCGGACATAACCGCAATCCCAGCCTGAGCGGTTCCCAACTGAAAGAACGCCTCGGCCCGAGTGGAACCGGACCGAGGTCGCCACTTCCAGCCGGCCTCGGGGCAAGACCGGCGCAATCCAATGCGCGAACGGTCACGCCCGTTCCGCCGGCATACGAGGTCCCACGCCGCGCCGGCCTTTTGCGGTCAACGGCGACGGTTCCAGGGACGAGCCGCAAGCGAAGCCTCGTGAGCCCGCGCCTTTGCGACGTCTTCATCGGTGAAATTCTGTCGTGCTTCGGCCCAGGCGATCTTGAACAGCCGCTTGCAGTCATCGAGGTCCGCACCGTCGCCACGCCATGATGGCTTCTGTGGGAGATTGGGTGCGAACATGCTCCACGACCAGCCAGGGGCGTCAGCTGGTCGCCCGGTGTTCTTGAAAATCCGGCCAACGGTAAGACCGTCCCAGATGATCTCGAAGTCATCCCGAAGGCGCTCGCCTCCAATCACCGTTGACCTGAGGAAGAACTGGTCCTCAGCCATAGCCTGCATCCTCTATTTGAGATGGGCACCGCTCGAAGGCAGTGCCGTTGCACGCGCATGTCGTCAGTCCACGAGATTGATTCCCAAAGACCTCAGGATCAAGACAAACGCTGCCATCAGGAGCACCGTCACGACACTCGCCAAGATCGCATTCTTAAGCCGAACAAAGGCTACCCTGCACTCGTCCGACGCATCGCTTTGATCATGAACGAGTCGAATCGACGTCCTTATTCTAGACAGCACTCCGATTGGCTCATGCTTTGGCCAAAGGCCCCTATATCGTTCAAAACATGCCCACACATAGATCATGGAAATTGCGGAGAGCAGGAAAAGCAGGGTGCCGATCAATTTGATCAAAGCAAATTAGCTCCAGCGATCAGAACGGCGGTCGCGGCCGGAGAGCGGCGGCGTGATGATGCGGGCGGCGGACATCGTTCGCTCCAACTGGGGACCCCATACATCCGTGAAACATCCCGTTTCCCGTGAAACAGTGGCCGATACTGCCTCAGCCACAGATAGCGGTCGAGGGTATCAGCCCCCATAGGCCCGCGGTGAGCCAGAAGCCCGTTTAATTTTCGTTTTAATAAATTCTGGGTGGTTTGGGAGCCCCCTGAGCTAAAACGCATGGGCGGGCCTCCTAGCGGGTCGACCTCCTATCGTCAGCGACTGGGCCTAGCCGTTGGCTTAGGCTCCAGCGGTGCAGCCGCAGCGCGAGCGTCGCCACCTCTGCCGCTCAAGAACGCCAGGCAATCATCGTATGCCCTGGAAAAGCCGGTGAAGATATCCTTGCGATTGATCTCGTTCCGGTAAGGCCAGTTGGTGTAGGTGAAGTCGAAAAGCTTATCCTGCTTCAAAGCAGCGAGCGCACGGGCATCCAACTGCAAATAATACTTGGCAGGCCCCGAGTACCTCTTTCCATCGATCAAGAAATAGAAGGTTGAGCCGGGATAGATGTCCTCGCTCATCGCCACCATGATTGCGCCGGACTTCAGCACGCGAAACTTCAGATAGCTCATGGTCTGCATGTAGAAGGGCACTCCGGCTTTCGCTTCGGCAGCCCTATGTTCGGCATCCAAATAGGGACTGGTGAACTGGGCAATCCGGCATTGTCGTTCGCCCTTGGCGGCCAGCTCCTTTTTATCGGCGAAAGCGCCGTCCGCTTGAGCGACCACAATCGAAAGCAAATTAGCTCCAGCGATCAGAAGAGCGATCATCCTCATTTCGTCGCCCTTTTGTGGGTCCGCGCAGAAGGGCTTGTTGGTTTGGTCCGCCCAATATGCCGCACGTGCCGCGGCTCGATCGTAGCGATGATATCGCTGGCCCAGACAATTCGAGCGCCGATGATCGGCTTAGTGCTGGCATTGAAGCTTTGCAGATTATAGAGATGCGGCTTCGAACTAGGCATGATGATCTTCAGATACCTATGTCCGTCGGCGGTTCGAATGGCGGCGAGTTCGCCGACCAGGCTAGAAGTCGAGCGCGTCTGTTCGCGGAAGACGACGACTACCACGCCGCTTTCATATTTCGGCAGCATGGAATCGCCCTCAACCTCAAAGCCGATGACGTCGTCGCCGAGATAGAAGGGTAGCTCAACTTGGTTCAGCCCATCGGGCGGGACCTGTTCGAATTCTGGCAAAATCTCGGCACCGGCGCCGATGCGCCCCATGATCGGGATGACCGTTCGGTCTCCTCTCTCTTGCTCGATCACCCCGGATTCGTGCGCCATCTCAAGGAGGCGATCTCTCACGCCGCCGCGTGGCTCAACCCCACTCAGCCAGCGTGAAACGTTGCTCTGCGCAACATCCAGGCTTTCCGCCAGTTTCTCCTGGGTCCACCCACGAACCTCCAGAAGCTCTCTAATAACCCGGCTAATTTCCATCCCGGAATTATACGGATTCGTATATCTGGCCGCCAATGCGTGATCGGATTTCCTTATTGCTTTCTTCATGCATATCTGCATATGCTGATCTGCATGAACCCCGTTCGTCGAATCCGTCAGGTATTCAAGGTCACCCAAGAGGAACTGGCCTCGATCGCCGGCGTCGAGCAGCCGACTATCTCGCGTTGGGAAAAAGGGATTGGCGAGCCTTCCCTGCGGCACCTTCGCCGTATCCGAGCCGAAGCTACCCGGCGCGGGATTCGGTGGGACGATGACACTATCTTTGCGGCAGGGGCGCGCGTGGCATGAACGCTCTTCCATCAATGCCGTCGCATCTCGCGGCCATGCCCGGAGCTGGCGCCGCGCAGCTCCTGCACCACCACCGGCAGCAGGTGCTTTGCCAGTACGATCGAGGCCACCTTGCGGCGCCGGCCATGATTGTCCTGCATGTCGACCCACCATACCAGCCGCAGCCAATCTTCATAATCGTGGACATCGACGCCGGAGGCGAATGCATCGCCGATGTTTTCGGGATCGACCATCGGCCGGCGGCCATTCTGTCGTCGCGTCGGTGCCATCGAGAACTCCTGAACTATCCTTCGGGCGTCCGTACTTTTGCGGACCGCCCGTCGAACCTCGACTCAGAAAAGCGCACCCGATCTGAGTCGACGCGGAGGCGGTCATGAGCTTGCCCGCCGCGCGCCCCACCGTCTCAGTGACCGTCGACATGGTCGAGGTCCAGCCGCCCTTCGTTACGCTGGTCCTGCCGCGCGTGTACGCCTGGATGAAGGGCTTTCGCGATGCCTGAGCGCGGGACCATGAATTACACAGTCGCGCGCCTGGTCCACCGGCAGCCGCGCTTCTTCACCGGCCGCTATGTCGGCAAGGGAGCGCTGCCGCATCCGGTGACGACGGGGCATCCGGACAAGGCCCATGCCTATGACGACGAGACCGTCGCGACGCTGGTCTGCAGCTTTCTCAATTTCATCGCCAGCGTTGTCGCGCCCGCAAATGGGCGGCCATGGATCGTCCTCGCGATGCCGGAGGCCCGCCGGTGAGCCGCGACAAGGACACTGCCGATCTGATGCCGGCGCCGGTCGTGCGGCGCTTCGACCCGGAGCGGGTGCGCGCACCCAAGCTGTCGAACCGCATCGCGCAGGCGATCTCCGAGGCAATCAGGGATTCCGGCCGCTCGCGTGAGCAGATCGCGGCCGACATGTCCGCCTATCTGGACGAGCGGGTCACGGTCGGCACGCTCTACCAGTATTCGTCGGAAGCCAACGAGCGCAACAACATCCCCGCGCACCGCCTGATGGCCCTGGTGAAAGCCACCGGTGATGCGCGCGTGCTCAACGCCCTCATCGAAGATATCGGCCTAATCGCGGTCGAGCGCCGTTTCGAGCCGCTGCTCCGGCGCGAGGTCGCCAAGGAAAAACTCGCAGCCGTGCTTCGGCGCGAGATCGAAGACGCCAACGCGCAATGGGAGGCCAGCAAGTGAACTATGCTGACCTGAACCAGCCGCAGAAGAACGCGCTGATCGACATCGTCGCGCGCGGCGGCCTCTACCGCATCCGCGCTGGTTACGAAGGTTCGCTGCATCAGCCGCACAGCCACGCGACGATCGTTGCCCTGGCGAGGTTCGGGCTCTGCAGCATTCGCCCGAACGGCGGCTGCATGGGCACCGTCGAACCGACAGCGTCCGGCCGAAAGCTGATCGCCGCCGAGTTCGGATCGAACACATACGGCCCCGCCGTGATGATGGTCGATGCATCCAGGAAGCCGAGGGCGCGCCGATGAAAGCGTTCCTCTCAGCGGCGGAGATTGCGGCAGAAGAGCTGCCCGGCCTGCCCGGCGTCGAGCGCGCCGTGAAGCGCGCCGCGTCGCGCTTCGGTTGGCAGGCCCGTCCGCGCCAGGGTCGCGGCGGCGGCCTGGAATACGCCATCGAATCCCTGCCGGCACTGGCGCGCGCCGCCTACGTCGGCAAGCATATCGACGCGATCGAAATTCCGTCATCGCTGGCCCGCGAGGCGGCGGCCGAACCGGAGGCTGTCAACGTCAAGGGCGGCGCTGCTTCCGCCCGCGATGCGCGCCTGGCGTTGCTCGGCCAGGCCGACCGGCTCGCGGAGAGCGCCGGCATCGGGCACAAGCGTGCCGATCGCCAGTTCGCCGATCTCTACAACATCGGCCAGCTCGATATCGCGCCGTGGATCCGCGACCAGGTCAAGGGCCTCACGCCGCGCACGCTGGCGCGCTGGCGCGCCGTGGCGAAGGCCGGGAACAAATCGAAGCTGGCAGTCGACCGCGCCGCCGCGCGCCGAGGCACCGGCGTGCTCGACCGCGCCAACGACGGCGCACTGCGCGTCCATATCCTTGCGCTGGTCGCCAAGCAACCGCAGCTCACCGCCCACCATATCCGCAAGCTGGTCGCGGACGCCTTCCCGGAGATCGCGGTCGCCGGCCAGGCCGTGGCACTGCCGCCGATCCGCACCTTTCAATCGGCCTTGAAGAGCTGGCGCAGAACTTTCCGCGTCGAGATCGAATCGATCCGCAATCCCGACGGATTCAAGTCGACCATGCGCTTCGCCGCGCGGGTCGCGAACCCGGCCGCGCGCCTCAACGAGGTCTGGCAGATCGACGCGTCGCCTGCCGACGTGCTCACTACCGATGGCCGGCACACGATCTATGTCTGCGAAGACATCTATTCGCGCCGCCTGGTCGCGCTGGTGAGCCGGACGCCGCGGGCGTCGGCAGTGGGTCTTCTCATCCGCAAGGCAATCCTTGCCTGGGGCGTCCCGGAGCGCATCAAGACCGACAACGGCTCCGATTTCATCGCGCATGCGACGCAGCGCCTGTTCGCCGCGCTCGGCATCGAGCACGAGAAGTCGGCCCCGTTCTCGCCGGAACAGAAGGGCCATGTCGAGCGCGCCATCGGCACCTTGCAGCGCGGCCTGATGCGCACGCTGGAAGGCTTCATCGGCCATAGCGTTGCCGACCGCAAGGTGATCGAGAACCGCAAGGCGTTCTCGGCCCGCCTGGGTGAAGCACCGGAAGACATGTTCCAGGTGGCGCTGACGGCGGCCGAGCTGCAGCAGCGCGTCGACGAATGGTGCGACGCCGTTTATGCGACCGCGCCGCATGCTGGCCTGAAGGGGCAAACGCCGTTCGCGGTCGCGGCCATGGCCGGCGGCAAGATTCGCCGGATCGAGGACGTCCGCGCGCTCGACATGCTGCTGGCGCCGGTCGCCGGCAAGAACGGCCTGCGCACCGTCACCAAGACCGGCCTTCGCGTCGACGGCGCCCACTACATTGGCGGCTTCCTCACGGTCGGCGAGACTGTCCTGGTCCGGATGGACATCGCGGACATGGGGCGCGCCTACATCTATTCCGAGGATGGCGAGACCTTCCTCGGCGAAGCGATCGCGCCGGAACTCGCCGGTATCGATCCGGCGAAGGCGATTGCCGCGGCGCGTGCCGAGCAGAAGCGTCTGATCGACGAGCGCATGGCCGACGTCAAGCGCCAGGTCCGCAAGATCCGCGCCAAGGATTTCGCCGGCGCCATCCACCGCCAGGCGCTGCTCGATGCCGGCAAGCTGATCGAATTCCCGAAGCCGACCGAGGCCCACGATACGCCGGCGCTCGCCGCCGCGCGCGAGGCACATGCGGAAACCCCGGTCCAGCACGCGCCGGAGATCGTCGCACTCGCGGAAGCGCTTCGTGCCGAGCAGGCAGCGCCGCCGGCCAACATCAAGCCGCTACGCCAGGCCGAGACTGATCATCAGCTCTGGAATCGCGCGCGCTCGCTCGAGGCGCGCATCGCGGCAAAGGAATTCGTCGAACCTGACGAGCTGCTGTGGCTCGGCAGTTTCCGCGAAGGGTACGTGTACCGCAGCTTCCTCGAAATCTATGGGGACGCCGCAAAACCCGGCGAGGAATCCCGCGTCGGCTGAACGCCCACCACCACCACGAGAATGGAAGGTCAGGACTCCATGAGCATTTCAAACACCGTTCAAGGCCCGGTCGCACTCAAGAACGTCGCCTCCTTCATGGCGATGAGCAAGCGCCTCATCGAGCGCGCGCCGCATCTGCCCGGCTTCGGCGTCTGCCACGGCCCGTCCGGCCTCGGCAAGAGCTACGCTGCGCTGTTCGCCCAGCTCAAGGCCAGGGCGCGCTGCGTCGAGGTCGGCGAGACCTGGACCCGCCGCACGCTGCTTCGCCGCATCCTGAAGGAGTGCGGCGAGACCGTCAGGAAGAGCTGGACCGCCTCGGACCTCGCCGAGCTGGCGAAGGTCTCGCTCGGTGCCGACGCGACCAGGCCGCTGATCATCGACGAGGCCGACAAGCTGGTCGACAAGAACATGATCGAGGTGATCCGCGAGCTGCAGGAGGAGTCCGGCGTGCCGGTCATCCTGATCGGCGAGGAAAACCTTCCCGCCAAGCTGATGACCGTCGAGCGCATGCACAACCGCGTGCTGCACTGGTTCCCGGCCCAGCCCTGCGACATCGACGACACCCGCGTGCTCGCCAACGCCTTCGTGCCGAAGGTCGATATCAAGGATGACCTCCTGGATGCGATCCGACAGCGCTCGGGCGGCCGGGCCCGCCGCATCGTCGTCAATCTCGACAACGTCGCCGAGTTCGCTCGCAACCGCGGTCACAAGACGCTCGATCTGAAGCTTTGGGGCAGCCAGGAATTCTTCACCGGCGAGCCTCCGGCGCAGCGCCATATCGAGCAGTTTCCGCGCCGCACCCTGAAGGTGGCCTGATGCACCTCGAGCATTTCCGATCGGCGCACATCACCGTGCGCGTGCCACGGGGCAAGAGTGGCTTCTGGGCCATCATGCTGCGGCTCAACCGCGACCATGGCTGCTTCACCGTCCGTGACGTCGACGGCGAAAGCAACGTCTCGATCAAGCACATCAGCAAGTATCTGAAGGCCCTGGTCGCGGCCGGCTTCGTCGAGCAGATCTCGACGCTTCGGCATGGGATCGCGGGCAAGTATCCGACGCCGCTTTATCGGCTGCTGAAACAGCCGGTGCAGGCGCCGCGGGTGCGCGATGACGGCAGCGTCATCCCGGCGACCGCCCAGGAGCAGATCTGGATCGCGATCCGCAACCTCAAGGTCTTCAAGCTCGCCGAGCTCCGCTTCGCCTCGACGACCGACGACGTCATGCCGAAGAGTCAGACCGTGGCGCGCTTCGTCCGGTTCCTCGAGGCGGCCGGCTATCTCGCCGTCGTATCGAGCGGCAGGCGCGGCATCCCGCAGACCTGGCGGCTCAAGCCCGGGATGAACACCGGACCATTGCCGCCGCAGCTCAAGCAGCTCGATGCCAAGGTGGTCTGGGATCCCAACATCGAAAAGTTCATCGGCGAGGCGCCGATCGCGAATGAGGTGCAGCCGTGATCGCGCAGAAGCCCAACTATATAGACAAGGCCAGGATCGCTTGGGGTGACAATCTTCCGGATTGGATCGAAGCGCTCGCCCAGGAGTGCGACCGCACCAGCGGCAAGAGGGCGGCTGATCGCATCGGCTACACCAATGGCGTCGTCAGCCAAGTCATCGCCAACAAATACCCCGGCGACTTGACGCGGGTGAAGGAGAAAGTCCGGGGGGCATTTCTTGGCGCCACCGTCATGTGCCCGGTCTACGGCGAGATCGGCCGCGACCAGTGCCTGGACGAGCAGAAGAAAGGCAACACCTTCACCAATTCCGGGCGCGGCCGTTGCTACCGCAGCTGCCGCGGCATCGGCGTGCCGAAGTGCCCGAACTCCCGCATTCCGGACGGCCAGCAATGATGACGGTCAGCCAGGAGCTGCTCGCGCTCTACGGCCGCTACTCCGACTGGATCCACGGCAACGTCAAGTTCACCGTTGCCGATGCACTGGAATTCCAGCGCCAGTTTCGCGGCATCATCGCCAAGGTCGGGCTCCTGGAGCTCGGCATCGACACCCATCGCATCGACGTCATGGTGCAGGCCGCCGCGCCCGGCAGCAACGTCGTGATGTTCAACACGGCGAAGCTGCACCTGATCGCCGCGCGCCAGCCCGACGGAGACGCGTCATGACCGCGGCCCCTGAAGCCTATCCGACCCTCGTCGCCACCGTCGATCCGATCGAGGTCGCCTCGCGTATCACCACGCACGGCGCCCGCGGCGCGATCCAGGCCTCCACCGTCGAGATCCTCGCGCTCGCCGACCGGCTCATCCGGCTCGCCACGCTCGCCGACCTCACCGCCGACATGCTCGCTACCGCGGATCTCGCGCTGGCGCAGAACAACCCCGAAACCCGTCGCGCCCTGACGAAGCTCGTGCGTCAGAAGATCAGCGACGTCGGCGCCTCGCTCGAGGCGCTCGGCTACGGGCAACCGCAAACCACACCTTCAAGCCAGGAGAACGTTCATGGTCAAAGCTAAGGCCGCGGCAGCCGATGTCCGCATTCCCCAGAACCGCGAAGAGGCGGCGGCGATGATCGCCGAATATGGCGCGGCCGCGCGCGAGGTCGAATTGATCGAGGCCGCGATGAAGGAAAGCCTCATCAAGGTCAAGCAGGACGCCGAGAAGGAAGCACTGCCGCATTTGCAGACGGCGGCGAAGCTGTTCAAGGGCCTTCAGATCTTCTGCGAGGCGAATCGGCAGACGTTGCTCGGCAACAGCGGACTGAAGACTGCCGAGTTCGCCACCGGCAAGGTCGCCTGGCGCTTCAAGCCGGCGAAGGTCACGCTGTCTGGCGATGTCGAAGACATCATCAAGCGCGTGATGGACAAGGCCGCCGATGCGCTGGCGCGCGGCGAGACCGGCGAGAACTTCATGGCCTTCCTGCGCCTGAAGCGCGAGGTCGACAAGGAGGCGATGCTCAAGAACCAGGATCTCGCCCGCACCATCGACGGCGTCCGCATCGGTCGCGGCGGCGAGACCTTCGAGGTCGAGCCCTTCGGCGCGGAGATCTCGGAGGCCGCGCAATGAATCAGATCCATGCGTGCAGCCGGCAAGGCTTGACCAATCGTCAGCGCGATTGCTTCGACTTCATCGAGCGGTACATCTCGGAGAACCGCCAGTCGCCCAGCCGGAGGGACATCGCCAGCGCGTTGAACCTGGCGTCGCTCGGGCGTGTCAATGAGATGCTCGCGGGATTGAGCGAGCGCGGCTGGATCACGGTCATGCCGCACAAGGCGAGGTCGATTGCCATCATCCCCGACGTCCGTCCGACCGGATACATCCTGCCGCCCGATCTCGACGCCAGGCTTCGCCAGCATTGCGCCGGCACGAAGGAAGATCCGGCTGACGTCTTGGCCGATGCGGTCGCGCTGTTTTTTGATGAACCGCTGGAAAGCAACGCCATATGAGCGGGACCTCAGCCGGCTGGTCAAAAGAGCGCCGCGCGCGCCAGGCCGAGCAAATGGCCGCGCTCAACAAGTCGTTCACGCCCAGGAAACGCGGCGGCACCTGGACGCCGGAGCGGCGGCAGGCAAGCTCGGCGCGGCTGAAGCTGCTGAACACCGATCCCGCCTTCCGCATGAAGAAGCGCGCCGGCATCGCCAAGGCCGGCCCCACACGGCTCGTGATGGTGCCGGAGCATTGTCACCCGATCGTGGCCGGCCTGTTCCTGGAAATGCGTTCCCAGCGCGCCAGCCGCAGGCGCGTCGGAGAGGCTTCCGGCATCAGCGATTACACGATCCGCAGCTGGCACCGCTGCATGCCACGGCTCGACAACATCGATGCCGCGCTCGGTGTACTCGGCTTCGAGCTTGCGATCGTGCCGATCGGCCGGCGCGGCAAGAATGGTTTCACCACCAAGAAACTCCCAACAGGAGATTGACGATGAGGCTTTCGGAACGATCCGCCACCACGAGCATGATATCGACCATCCATGTCCTGAAGGCGCGCGCCGGTCTGGACGAGGACACCTATCGCGACTTCCTGGAGTCGCGCACCGGCAAGCGCAGCGCCAGGGATCTGTCGGTCCGCGAGGCCGGCCGCATCATCGACGATCTTCGCGGCGTGGCCGGCGAAGGCGGCCCGCGCGGCGCGGTGGCCGGGCTCGACGGTCCGATCGGCAGCAAGCTGCGCGCGCTGTGGATCGCCGGGTACAATCTCGGGATCGTCCGCGACCGCACCGATCGCGCGATGCTGTCATTTCTGGAGCGGCAGACCGGCGTCAGCCATGTCCGCTTCCTCAAGGAAGTGCATGCCGGCTCCAGCGCGATCCAGGGGCTCAAGGCCTGGCTGAAGCGCGAAGGAGGCATCGATTGGCCGAGCGATCGGTTCGATGTCATCGCCAACAAGCGCGCCATTCTCAACGCTCAATGGCGCAGGCTGATCGAACTCGGCGAAATTAAGCAGATCAGCGCCGTCGTCGACCGCATGGAGGATCTGCAGTTCTACGCCGCCCGCATCGTGCGGCAGAACCGCCCGTTCGAGACGATGCAATCCCGTGACTATGACGAGGTCCAGAAGGCGCTCGGCAACAAGCTGCGCGGCGCTCTCGCGCGTCGCTATCAATCCACCAACCAGGAGAATTGAAATGGCCTTTGAGAAGCTTGAAATCGTCGTTCGCTCCGGCCGCGCCGGCATGCCAGCGTCCGTCACGCTCACCGGTCACGCTTCGGGCCGACCGGGATTCCTGATCAACCTGTCGAAGGAGTTCTCGGAACAGATGAGTATCGATGCCGGCGACCGGTTCGACTTGATGATTGGCACCGAGGACGATCTCGGGACCGTCAGGCTTGTCCGCGATCCTGACGGTCTCATCGAGGTGACGCTCAACGGCAGAGGTGGCGCAAAGTTCTACTGCGGGCATATCGAGCGGTTCGGTACCGAGGCGCGGGAGAAGCATTTCTGTGCGGCTGAGTTCGATGCCGATATGGGCGCGATCGAGATCACGCTGCCGCCCTGGGCAATGGAACAGGACGCGTCCTGATGAGTGTGCATCATCCCCAACTCGCCCAGGCGCAGGCCGACCGCGGCTGGACGCCGACGCGTGTGACGGTCGCAACCGCGCTATTCAATAGCGGCCTGTCGGCCTCCCAGGTCGCCTGCCTGATCGGAGGCGTCACGCGTAACGCCGTGATCGGGAAGATCCATCGCACTGGATCGAGCGATCCGGCGCGGAAGCTGCCGACATACTCCAACGGAATGGCTAGGGGCGAACGGCGCCGCGCCAGGCGCCAGAGTGGTTCCGTCAAGCCGGCGCCTCGGATGAAGCACAAGCCCGAGCCGCCAAAGATCATCGACCAGGAGATCCCGATCGAACAGCGCCGCTCGCTGGCGGAACTCACCGACGTCTGCTGTCATTGGCCGGTCGGAGATCCTCTGCAGGATGATTTCTTCTTCTGCGGTGCGCCGAAGAGCGCCGACGACGGCCCATATTGTCCATCGCATAGCCGGCGCGCACATGAGGCGCGCACTGGGTCGCGTCGCGAGGCCGGGCCCTCAAAGCTGGCGGCAGCCCGGACCAGCACCAATTTCTTCGGACCGTCCCACCTCGGACGTCACCAGACCGATCGGTACTGACATGACCGGCCGCCGCCTCCGCGTATGTGATCACGCATTGCTCCGCTTCATCGAGCGCTTCGGCGGGCTCGATACCGAGGGCCTGCGAAGGCACCTTGAAGAGTCCTTGAACCGCGCCGCCGGCGCCGCCGAAAAGCTCGGCGCCCGGGAGATGACCATCGCTGCCGACGGCATGCAATACATCGTCGTCAATGGCGTCGTCGTGACCGTGCTCTCGCCCGAGATGCGCGCGAAACGGAGCAAGGCTCGGCGATGACGGCGAAGTTGCCCGGCGTGCTGGCTGAGATCGCGGAGGCGGCGGGCGAGACCGCCGCCCTCGCGATCGCCGCACGTCATGGCGGCCGGCGGGTCTATTTCCCGGCCGAGAGCCGGCTGCTCGACGGGTACGAGAGCTATTGGCTGGTCGAGTGCGTCGGCATCGAACTGGCGCGCAAGATCTGCAGGCATTTCGAGGTCGACGGACGCGGCCAGCGCATCGAGATTCCGCTGCACGTGGGCGGCACCTATCGCCAGTTCGTCCGCTCCATCGCCGAGCGGCTGCACGAGCTCGATGCCGAAGGCAAATCCTCCACCGAGATCGCGCGGCAGATGGGTCTCACCCAGCGCACCGTGCACCGGCATCGCGCCAGGCACGGGCAGCGGAAAGATGACAAACAGGGGAAGCTGCTGTGATGGAACGGACCATAGACCGAATCGTCGGCCCAACGATCCTCCTCTTCGGCGGGACCTATTTCGACTACGAGGCGCCGGACGCAAGCGTCTTCACCATCGAAGATATCGCACACGGTCTTGCGATGACGTGCCGGTTTGCGGGGCAATGCAGGCGTTTTTATTCGGTGGCGCAGCATAGCGTTCACGTCAGCGAGCGAGTTCACGCGGATCACGCATATCAGGGGCTGATGCATGATGCTCCGGAATTTGCGATCGGAGACATGGTAAAGCCGCTCAAGATGTTACTGCCCGGATACGTCGTTATCGAGAAACGCGTTGAGGCAGCCGTATTCGAGCGCTTCCATGTTCAGACGCCACTTCCCTCGGCGGTCAAGGAGGCGGATATACGCATGCTTGCGACCGAACAGCGTCAGCTGATGCGCAACGAAGACAATTGGCAGTACACCCGCGGCATGCCACCATTCGACTTCGAGATCCCGGTCTGGACAGCGGAAGAAGCGAAGGCCAAGTTCCTGGCCAGATTCGCGAAACTCGCTCGGTACTGACACCTGTCAGACTTCTACATTTCGGGAAATTACGGGAATCCTCCGTTGCTCAATGCACCGGGGGATTTTTCTTTTGAAGCGCGACTTCGCCAAATCGATGCCGCTGATCCTGCGCTATGAGGGCGGATACAGCAATCACCCCAAGGATCCCGGTGGCGTCACTCTGGAAGGCGTCATCCAGCGCGTCTACGACGGTTATCGCGACCGCAAGGGACTCAAGCGGAGGCCGCTGACGGCGGCAATGCGCGGCACCACCGAGTGGAAGGCCGAACGCGACGATATCTACCGCACCCAATATTGGACCGCGATCCGCGCCGACGAGCTGCCCGCCGGCATCGATCTCGCGATGTTCGACAGCGCGGTCAACTCCGGCCCGTTCCAGGCGGCGAAGTGGCTGCAGCGCGCGCTCCGGATGGATGACGTCGACGGTCATATCGGCGAGGCCACGCTCGCGGCCGTGAAAAACCACCCCGATCATGATGCGCTGATCGCGAATATCTGCGCGCGCCGGCTGGGCATGCTGCAGCATCTCACCACCTGGGCCACCTTCGGTAACGGCTGGGCGGCTCGCGTCGCCAACGTCAAACAAATCGCCCAGGCCTGGGCAAGCGGTTCGGTCGGACCCGCGCCGGTTGAGGTGCACGAGGACGGCGGTGCGGCCAAGGCGTATGCCAGCGACGTTGCCCAACCGACCTTCGATGCCGGCGACGGCGTCAAGGCCGGCGTCGGCTCCGGCGCGCTCGCCGCGTCGATCGACGGCGCCAAGGATGCAATCGCGCCGATCGCCTACAACAACGAATGGGTGATGCACGTCTTCACCGCGCTGACGATCGCCAGCGTCTTGGTGGCCCTGGGCGCACTCGGCTACTCGATCTGGTCGGCGCATAAGACCAAGCGCGCGCAGCGGGCGATCGACGGCGACATCACCGCCGACGTACCGGAGGGCCAGCCGGCGTGATCCTCAATCGTATCTCGGAAGCCGCCACCGCCGTCACGAACTGGTTCGGCGAAATCTCGGCCGACATCTTTTGGAGCGCGCTTGCCTCGTACCCGTCGATCGCGCTGCTCGGCCTGGTCGCAGCGGCCGGTTTCGCGATCGCGCATTTCCCGCTCGCCGACAAGCTGCCCGTCCTCGGCCCCTATGTGCGCGCGGCCGGCGCGGTATCGATCGTCTCGGCCGCCATGTTGATGTTCGCCATCGGCTATCGCGTGGCGGACGGCCGCGACGAGATCGCGCGGCTGAAGAACGATCTCGCCTGGGCGGAGTTCAACGCCGACGTCCAGCGACATGTCGCGCAAGCCGCGGAGCAACTGAAACGGCGGGCCGAAGCGGAAAAAGCAGAGGCGAAAGGCAGGCTCAATGAGTACGAAACGCGGTTCGGCCCGAATCCTTCCGATCCTCCTCCCGGCGTTCTTGATTGGCTGCGCTCACTCCAACGCCATCCCGAGCGCCGTGCCGGCGGCTCCGATCAATCAAAGCGTGGCGGTGGCGCGCGAGTGCGAGCGGCTGGCGCAAACCGTCAATGATCCCGTCATCGCCGACAAACCCGATCCCTGGCGCACGATCGGCGAATACGCCGTCGCGCTCGGCGAGGTCAACAGCAATATCGACGCAACGCGCGAATGCCAGAGGCGGCAGCGCGAGCGGCTCTCAAGGGGGAAGTAGGATCGATGTGGAGTGACGTTGCTCCTTGGGTCGCGATTGCCGTCTCGGCCGCCGCATTCGTGTATTCGATGATCATCGGCCGGTCGAACCGCAACAATGCGAAGTTCGAGGCGATCAGCGAACGTATTTCGACCGTCGCCGAACGTGTCGACCTGGTCGAGGACCGTGTCACCAAGGTCGAGAGCGATGTTGAGCACCTGCCGGACAAGGATTCGACCCATCGCCTGGAGATCGCGCTCGGCGAGATGAAGGCCGAAATGGGTCGGCTGTCGGAGCGCATGAGGCCGATCGCCTCGATGGCGGATCGTCTGCAGGAAGCAATGCTTGAGAGGGCAATGAAATGAGCCGGGACATTATTCGGGAGCACGCGCGGCTCATCATCCTGCGCGAGCTGCATGCGCAGTCGAACTATTCGCTCAACGATAGCCTGCTGCAACAGACGCTGGAATCGTTCGGCATCGCCAAGTCGCGGGAATGGGTGCGCGAAGAGCTGAACTACCTGGTCGAAGTCGGCGCGATCGGCAAGGGATTAGCCGGCACCGTCGTGGTCGCGACGCTGCTGCCCAAGGGCGTCGAGCATGTCGAGCGGCGGCTCGTGATCGAGGGCGTCAAACGGCCGAGCCCACCGGAGGGCTGACATGGCCGCGCACGCCAGGGCCCGCCGTGGCCGCCTTGCCGAGATCGACAAGCTGCCGGACTGGGCCGATGAGGCCAAGGTCTGGGCGTTCGAGCAGCTCAAGGAGCGCAAGCGGAGCCAGCTCGACATCCTGGAGGAGTTCAACGCGCGTTTAAGGGCGGCTTCGCTGGCGCATGATGCGGCTGCCGAGGTGCCGGAGATCTCGCGATCGGCCTTCAATCGTACGGCCATGCGGGTTGCGCTCCTTGGCCGCCGCCTCGAGGAGACGCGGGAGATCGCCGCCGTGATCGCTCCGAAGCTTGACCAGGCCGGCGACAATTCGCTGACCTTGATGGTCGCCGAAACGTTGAAGACGCTGATCGCCGAGATGCTCGGCAATGCCGGCGACCTCGCGCCCGACGGCGACACCGCCGAAATGCTGATGATGACCTCGCGCGCACTCAAGCACGCCGAAGAAGCCAAGCGCATCAGCTCGGACGGCCGGCGCAAGATCGAGGCCGAGCTGAAGGACAAAGCCACCAAGGCCGTCGACGCCGTGGCGAAGGCCTCCGGTCTCACGGCCGAGACGGTCGACGCCATCAAGGCCCGGATCCTCGGCATCGAGAGGAGAGCTGGTGCATGATCACGTGGCACGACGGCGGCTATATCGTCGCCGAGATTGAGAGATTGGACCGCATCAGTGCCGGCTGATCTTGTCGACGAGCCCATCACCGAGGACTGGCTGAAATCTGTCGGCTTCAAGTGGCACCAGTTCGACCGTCAGCCGGACAAGCATTGGCTGCTCTGGCTCGGCGGCGGTCTCAGGCAAAAGCCGTCCCTGACGGATTATGAGGACATCGGCATAGAGCTGGCCGCAAATCTGCCCTTACGCGACGACGTTGCAGAATGGTTTTGCTGGCTGCGCAGCGACTGCGCAGGCCGCTATCATCGCTTCATCCATCTCAGGCATATCGTCACGCGCGGAGACGTGATCGCCCTGGTCGAAGCGATCAGCGGCCGTCCGTGGATGCCGGAGAACCACTTCTATGGCTCGCTCCGCTCGCCGGAGCATGCCGATCGCATCCGCAAGGATCTGCTGCGCGCTGACCAGCGCATGCTGCTTGAGGCGTCGTCCCATCAGAAATGGGCTGACATCGAGAAAGACGATTCCCGCGGTCGCGCGCTGCCGGAGCATATGACGGCCGCAATCAAAGGAGGCGGCGCGAAGTGACAGAGCCCGCCCGCACCATCACCGAGGCCGAATGGGCGGAAACCCGTCGCGCCGGCCTAGCGGCCGCCGCACAGCTCGTACGCGAGGCCGGCGGCCTCGAAAGCATGCTGCTCGGCTACCAGAAGCGGCTATTGGAGGCTACCGCGGCGCATTCCGTCGTGATCTGCGAGAAGTCCCGCCGCATCGGTGCCACCTGGGGCGTGGCATCTGACGCCGTCCTGACGGCCGGCGCTGTTAAGTCGGCCGGTGGCATGGACGTGTTCTACATCGGCTACAACCTCGAAATGGCCCGCGAGTTCATCGACGTCTGCGGCACATGGGCCAAGGGTTTCAGCGATGCTGCCTCCGAGGTGCAGGAATTGCTGTTCGACGACGGCGATCACGAGATCAAGGTGTTTCGCATTCGCTTTGCTTCCGGCTTCGAGATCATTGCGCTGCCGTCGCGTCCGCGCTCATTACGCGGCATGCAGGGTTACGTGATCATCGATGAAGCGGCGTTCCACGACGATCTCGACGCCATGATGAAGGCGGCGCTTGCGCTGCTGATGTGGGGCGGCAAGATCCTGGTGATATCGACACATCTCGGTGTCGCGAATCCCTTCAACAAGCTGATCGAGGATAGCCGCGCCGGCCGCAAGCCCTACCGTGCCGAGCGCTTCACCTTCGACGATGCATTGAACGACGGTCTTTACCAGCGCATGTGCCTGGTCAAGGGTGAGCAGTGGTCCGCCGAAGCCGAGGCGAAGTGGCGGGCCGATATCATCGCATCCTACGGCGATGACGCCGACGAAGAGTTGTTCTGCATTCCCTCGCAGGGGGGCGGCGTCTATCTGCCGCGCGCGCTGATCGAGGCGCGCATGGTCATCGACGCGCCGGTGCTGCGGCTTTCGCGGCCGGCGGAGTTCACCTTCAAGCCGAAGCAGCACCGCGAAGCCGACATTTTGGCATGGTGCAAGGAGCACCTCGAACCGTCGTTGAAAGCGCTCGATGCCGATCGCCAGCACGCCTTCGGCCAGGACTTCGCGCGGGTTATCGACCTCTCGGTGCTCCTCCCGATCGAGATCGGCAAGACGCTTAAGCGCACCGTGCCATTCTGGATCGAGATGTCGAATATCCCCTTCGAGCAGCAGCGCCAGGTGCTGTTCTTCCTGTGCGACGGCCTGCCACGCTTCGTCGGCGGTAAGATGGACGCCTCCGGCAACGGCGCTTATCTCGCCGAAGTCGCTGCGCAGAAGTACGGGCCGCTACGCATCGAGCAGGTCAAGATGTCGGCGGATTGGTACCTCGAGAACTTCCCCCCGCTGAAATCAGCGTTCGAGGACGGCACCATCCTGTTGCCGAAGGATGCCGACGGCGCCGATGATCTTGCGCTGGTGCAAACCATAAGGGGTATTCCGCGCATCCCCGACATCCGCACCAAAGGTGCCGATGGCAAGAAACGCCATGGTGACCTCGCGGTCGCGTTGGTGCTGGCCTACGCGCAGACGCGCAGCAAGCTTACCGAGTTTGAGTATCGCTCGGCAGCAACGCCGGATCCCGACAATCCAGCCGGCGATGAGGACTATGAAGACGGCCGCGGCTGGTGGAAGGCGCCACTCGGCGCCAGGATCAGAGGTGGCTTGTGAGCGATCGAATCTACTGTTCATTTTGCGGCGGCAGCAACCATGAGCGCGATCTGATGCTCGCGGGGTCGGGGCGCATCTTCATCTGTGACATCTGCGTCGAGGACGCGGTGCGGGTGATCGCGGAAACACGACGCGATCGGGCGATGTTCGGCGAAGTGGCTCGGTGCGCCTGGTGCACGCCGGCTCCCGTCAGGTTGAATGGAGGCGTCTGATGGCGCGCACGACTTCACAGATTCTCGACCAGTTCGGCCGGCCGATCCAGCGCGAAATCCTCACACAGGAGATTGCCGGTCCTCGTGTCGGCAGCGTGCGCTCGCCAATCTCGGGTTATCCGGCAGACGGGCTCAACCCGGTTCGGCTCGCGAACATCCTGCGCGCTGCAGACGCCTATGATCCATTGCGCTTTTTCGAGCTCGCCGAGCAGATCGAGGAGCGCGACCTCCATTATGCCGGCGTGCTCGGCACGCGGAAGCGGCAGGTCTCGCAGCTCGACATCCAGGTCGATCCCGCGGACGACACGCCGGAAGCGAAGGCACATGCGGCCTGGATTGAAGCGGGCTTGAAGCGCGATACGTTGCAGTCCGAGATCTTCGACATGCTGGACGCGATCGGCAAGGGCTTCAGCGCGTCCGAGATCCTCTGGGACACCTCCGAGGGCGACTGGAACTTGAAGCAGCTGCTCTGGCGCGACCCGCGCTGGTTCCGATTCGATCGCAACGATGGCACCACGCCGCTGCTCGTCGGCAGCTATGATGCCGATGGCGTCGCGAACGTCATCCCGCCGACCACGCCGGCGGGAGAGTCGCCGCTTGCTCCCTTCAAGTTCGTGATTTGCGTGATCCGCGCCAAGTCGGGCCTTCCGGTCCGCTCCGGCCTCGCGCGCCTCGTTGCCTGGGCATGGATGTTCAAAGCCTTCACTCAGCGCGACTGGGCGATCTTCAGCCAGACCTTCGGCCAGTCGGTCCGCGTCGGCAAATATCCGGCGGGATCGACCGCGGCCGATAAGGATACGCTGTTCAGAGCCGTCGCCAATATCGCCGGTGATTGCGCTGCGATCATCCCGGAGACGATGGCGATCGAGTTCATCGAGTCGCAGAATGTCGGCCCCGGCAGCGACCTCTATGAGAAGCGCTGCAACTGGCTCGATCAGCAGGTTTCAAAGGCCGTGCTCGGCCAGACCGCGACCACCGACGCGATTGCGGGCGGCCATGCGGTGGGCCAGGAGCACCGTCAGGTGCAGGAGGATATCGAGCGCGCGGATGCAAAGGCGCTCTCGGCGATCCTCAACCGCGACCTGGTTCGGCCGTGGATCGATTTGCAGTTCGGGCCGCAGAAGCAATATCCGCGCGTGCGTATCGGCCGCGCCGAGGACACCGACGTGCGGCTCACGGTCGAAAGCGCCGCGCGGCTCGTGCCGATGGGGCTGAAGGTCAAACGGACCTATTTCAACGACCTGCTCGGCATTCCCGTGCCGGAAGATGGCGAGGATTTGCTGACGGCGCCGGCATCGTCGGGCGGATTCGGAGGTTCGTTCTCCGGCTTTCCGTCGCTGAATGCATCGACGCGCCTGCGCGAGGCGCACGATCCGATCGCGTACCTCACCGAGCAGGCCGAGCAGCTCTGCGGACCGGGTGCGGACGCCGTGATCAACGAGGTGCGCGATGTCGTCGAGCGTTCGACCTCGTTGCACCAGGTGCAGGAAGAGCTGAAGAAGCTCAAGCCGGGCATCGCCGAGCGGAATCTTGCCGGCCTGATGCGCATGGCGCGCGTGCTGGCGAATTTGATGGGCCGGGCGAGCATTCCGAATGCTTAAAAGCCACGGCACACCGATTCTGCGCGCCTGCGGCTGTTCCTGGACGACGCTGCATGCCGAGGTGATGCCGTTCTCGCTCAATCCGATCGAGGCGATCGACTTCCTGAAGAGGAAAACGAACGTCCCGACCGCGACCTGGACCGATCTCTGGCAACAGGAGCATTCCGCGAGCTTCACCGTCGCCGGCGCGATGACCGATGACCTAGTCGCCGACTTCCACGAGGCCGTCAACAAGGCGATCGAGAACGGCGAGACGATCGACAGCTTCCGGAAGGACTTCGATCGCATCGTAGAGGACCACGGCTGGAGCTACAATGGCTCCCGCGGCTGGCGCAGCCGCGTGATCTTCGACACCAACATGAACACGGCCTATGCCGCGGGCCGCTGGGAACAGATCCAGCGCGTCAAGCGTACGCGGCCGTACCTCATGTATCGCCACCTCGAAGGGCAGAAGCATCCGCGGCCTCTGCACGAGAGCTGGGACGGCACGATTTTGCCCGTCGATCATCCCTGGTGGCAGACGCATTATCCGCCGAACGGCTGGTTCTGCCATTGCTGGGTCGAGAGTTTGAGCGACGACGATCTCCGCCGCTACGGCTACACGGTTTCCGACGAAGCGCCTCTGTCTCAGATGGTCGAGAGAACGATCACACTAGCGGATGGCAGCACGCGAACCTTTCTCGTCCCGGACGGAATCGATCCCGGCTTCGCCTATCGCCCCGGCGAGATGCCGGCAACGCTCGAAGAGGCGGTGGATTGAACATGCAGGCCAACCAGACCGCGATCCTGATCCTGTCGGCTGTCATCGTGCTCGGCTTTGGCGGCGTCGCGATAGCCTGGATGGTCGCGCCGCCGCACAGCGAGAACCGGGACATCATCATGCTGATCGTCGGTGCGCTGGCGACCGGGTATGGCCAGGTCATCGGCTACTGGTTCGGCAAGAAGGGTTCTGATCAGTGA